CTTAAAATTAGAACAAATCTTCTGTTTAAAGTAAAATTTGCAACGCCCATTTCTATCTCAATCCCAACACTATTAGTGCGAGAATAGTAACTTTGATGCGTAGAACTAGCAGTCAGTATTGTACCTGGTGCAAGTTTTGTATCTGCATACGCATTAGTTCCATTAGGTAATGCCCCATTGATTGAATGTGTCCATCCCCCATTAAATATCAACCTAAATGCAGCATCTAAATCACGGGGGTCTTTAAGGTTCCATTTGTGCGTGGAACTTGTACCGCCCACAAACGGATAGATGGCTTTCATTTTTGTCCATATACCGTACCCTTTTAAGTCAGTTACAAGGGTATTGATTGCGCTTTGCTGCGTGGCATCGGTAATTCCAGCAGCCGTAATGAATGCCTGTGCATCGGCATCAGTACTCACACCTGCCGATACAAAACTTTGAACACCTATGCCGCGCCTTATCATACGTTATATGCTACGATTGAACCGCTTGTCAGCGTGATGCTGCTGATGAATTTGCCCTCTTGCACACTTATAAAAGTGCCTTGTTTCAGTGTTACACCAGTTAGTCCGATTGAGGTCATAAGGCTTGCGCTATTCTCGTCAAGGCAAGCGGAAACAACCGCATCTGCATTAACGACAAAACCTTGAAAGCGGCCAGTATTTTCCGATGTGTTGCTGATAACTTTGCAGCCAGTAAAGCCGCTCATAAATTCTAATGAAGTTGACATATTATTCTATTGTTGGAAATGTTAGGTTATTGTTTGGGGTGTCGCAGTAATCACGTAGGTTGCTGCAATGAAATTCAATGACACAGGCAACACCGCTCACGATGTCTGTCTGTGCGTCATAAAAGGGTGTGATGCTGTCGGCTATTACCCAACTGCCTGCGATGTTGCCACGATAAACGTAGCGCAGCATGGAGTAAATATCCAGCATCACGGTGTGCATATCGGATATGCGTTCCACCGCATCGGTAAAATCTTCCCGGTGGCGGTCAGCAATGGCAACGGCAAACCGATAAATAACCTTGTCAACCGTTACCTGCGAGCCGTCGGGAAAAATCCTCATTAACGGATAAAGCTGCTCCCCGCTCGTGTTGATGTTTGGCTCAACATTAACGATTGTTGCCTTTATCTGCTTGTGATTTTGCCCTGCTCTTGTCAGTGCTGCCAGTAGCTGATTGATTGTTACCACTTAAAAATAGCTTTAATTTGTTTTCGTTCTTAATACGTACTTTGTTCATCTAAAAAAACCACGTAAAAATTTATATTCCTCATCCTCACCCAGCATAAAACCGCCAAAAATGACTTGCTCTTGTGGGTTAATCGTGTCCAATCCCGGTGCAGGTGTCCTATATTCAGGGAATAAATCCATGTTTTCACACAAATACAACCGCATTCTTTCGGCATAATACTCGGCTTTTTGCTGATAACGCTGCTCAATCATGCGTAACTGGTCAACATCAATGGCATTTGCGTTCTCCGCACCCCGTGTAGCAACCGATTTATTCATCATTTTGAACGTCATGGGCAGGATGCTGTCGGTAATTACATAGTGATACAGGCAAGGTGCGATGTATTTGTTTACCAAAGTCAGGTAATTACCCGCCAATCCGGCCCCGTTTATGTCGTCACAAAGTTTATCGTAAAGGGTTGAGCCGATTATATCCCGAATATAAATGTCTTGGGCGGTACGCATGGCTGTTTGTAGCAGCTTGCTGTCTACATTCTCGTCAATCGGGGTGTTCTTTTTGACGTCTTGCTCTGATATGAAATATGCAAATGTTGCCATTATGATTTTCTCCTTACTACTTTTTGCGACCACTCATGCCGACAATGCGGAATGTGCAATGGTGGCTCACTATTTGGAACAGTGTACCAACCACCACGACGAAGCCATGCGTTGTAACCTACTATGCCGCTTATTTGGTCTATTTCTGCACGGGTGTATAGCTTTTTCAAGTCGGTCATTTTGATACAGAACTCACGCGACTTTCCACCTGGTTGCAAAGGCAGTGCATCAGGGCTTAAATCGTATTTGTAACGCACCTCTATTTTGGGCAATCCCTCGTCTTGAATGTCTGCCCTCCCAATGTCGGTGATTTTGATTGCGTTGTTTGTCCAGTTCAGCTTGCCGTCGGATTGCAGTTTTTTCAGGATTTCGATTACCTCTGGTTCATCCAATTTTACGGCATCAGCAATGTTTTTCACCGTGGCTTTTTCATCAGCCGTAACCACCGCAAGGACTTTTTTCTCTTTTGTGTCAAGGGCAAACAACATTGGCACGTCTTCAAACTCATCAGCACTCATACCGAACTTGGAAAATACCTCGATGTCGCTGTCTTTCCATGTTTCACATTCACATTTCATTTTTACTGCTGTAAATGTGGTAGGCTCAGGTGCTTCACTTGGGGTATTTGCCAGCACATCACCGCCCTCGATAGGTGGCAATCCTGCCAATGCACGTTTTTCATTTACGGTCATGTTTGCCAGCACGTTATTTGCTACCAATGGCGACAAACTGTTGATATTGTCAATGGTTTTCTGCGCTGCATCAATAACTTTTTGCTCACTTTCACCCAATCCTAACTGCTCACGGGCTTCATCTACGGTGGCAATTCCTGCACCATACAAAGCCACGTAATCAATAGCTAAAAACTCGCTGTCTTTGGTGCTGATTTGAATGCCGGGATAAACGGGTTCAAGGGTATTTTCAAGGCACGTTTCAATCTTTTCCTGCCTGCGGTTGATGTAGCTTTTATGCAGCAACTCATACGCCTGTATCATTTCGTTACGCTGCCCCAATGCACCCTCAGTTGCGTAGCCCAATAAAATCTTGGGGAAGTTGTGACCGACGAAAATCTCATCCTGCACCGTTTCATTCAACTGCAAAAACTGCTTATCCATTTCGCTCGGTTGCAGGTGATTAATGGTGGCCTCTTTCTCGTTCATTTCATTGAACTGAATTAGCACACCACCTGCGTTGTCCGTGCCGGTTGTTTTGGCTTTGAACTTACGCTCAAATTCGTAGGCGATTTCCTGCGATGGCTGCCCTTTAAACAACTGTACCAACGTACCGTTTGAAAACCCGTTCCTGATGTTATTGTTGTGGAAGTTGGCTATCTCCACATCGATTTCAATGTACTGCAAGCAATGCTGATAAGGTGGCAGCGGATAAACACCCAGACCCGGTGCGTATTCACGGAAGTAAAACAACTGCACCTCCATTGGCTGTGCCTTTTTGGGGTTGAAAGGGCGGTAATGCTTCATGTCCTCATGCTTCGCCTTTTTCCAATCCTCTGCGTACATATACAAGTCGTGGTCTAATGTCCGAACTTTGCTGAAATCAACGTGGTATAAAGCAGCTAATTGTCCCAATTTGTTGTAATGCACCTCGTATGCAAAGCCGTTGAACAACTCGTAATCAAGTGCCAGTTTATTTTTGAACTCCTGCACACCCTCATAAGGGTTCACGTAGTCTATTATTTTAACCGCGTTGGGGTTGCCCTCTACAACGGTCTCTTCACCTGCCACAAAACGCGCCTTTTGGCGTACGATTGCACCATGTTTTGGTGAACGGTTGTAAAATTCCAATAAGTGCTGTGGGAAATCGTTGGCTTCCCCGTAATACATTATGCCCTTATTCTTATTCTCTTTGAATACAGGCAACTTGCTTTCGGCAAAATTTATGCGTAATAGTTCAAAACTCATCCTACGTTGTGCTGTTTAATCGTTGTGTTGACCTCGTGGTCATTAAATGGGGTGTGGCTGGTAGAAACATATGCAAGGCCTCTGTCGATTTCCTCGTTTGCCAGCAGATAATTTGTGTTGGTCGGTGAAGTTTGTGCGTATAATGACCAATAATGCGTACCTACGGCAAGCGTTTTGGCGGTGCTGCTACCCTCAACAAATGAAAATAGCTGATATCTGTTGGGTGCTGTGCTGCTGTCCGACACGATAAATGCCTTGCGTTCCTGCGACATTTCGCTCTCGAACACCAATAAATAATACACGGGAGAAATAGTCACTTTCTCTTTGCCCGTGATTATAAGTTCAGGTGTGCCGCTTTTTGTGATGTATAACATCAACTATAAAAGTAGGTAGATTTGATGTTAAACAAAAAAGGCCACCCGTAGGTGACCTCCTTTGCATGAAACACTCAAATCAATCAAGAACCGAGAGCGAGCGAAGTTACAACAGCGGCCTGAACTTTCAAAGGTAAATCTGTCTCTTTGTGCAAGAAATTTAAAACGTGACCTTTGAAATCTCCAAACGCCTGACCGAAGTTGGTTTCTGACTGCTGAAGCTGTACGCCATAATCAGCACCCAACAACCAGTAGTCACCGCTTGCATCAAGTGCAATGGCCAGCATACGGTTTTGAGCCAGTAGTTTAATTTCGTTGCGCTGGGCGGTGGTTACTTTGTGCAGACGAGCAACGAGGTCGGCTTCGTAAAACACAGTGCCGTTCTCGGTTGATGGGATAGTACGCCAAGTCATAGAGGCAGTTTCTTTTTCAAGTTCGTACTTGAAGTAAGATTTGCCACCTGACAAGGTGTGTGCGGAAACTTCTCCGCTTGATTTAGTTAGGGTAGATTTGGCATCGAATTCAACGAGCCAAATTGTCTTAATTCCGGCACTTGCTGTCTTACAGTCAAGGGTAAATCCGGTGGTGAGTATACAGGCCATATAAATTTTTTTTTATTAAAAAGGGGGTGAGGTTGTATCCCCACCCCCCGGGTTAAACTTACTATTTTGTAACTTACTAAACGGTTAGAGTTTGAAGTAAACAACCTGCTCAGGCCATGCAATCTGACAGCCATATTTGAAAGCAGCGTGGAACTGCACACGACGCTCAAATGGGTTGAAGATAAACTCAAAGTTTTCTTCTTCATTCATCAGGTCAGTGCCTAAGAAGAAGTTGCTCCACAAACCAGCAACGATTTTGTTGCTACCGTTCATACCGTTCAAACCATAGATGCGGATGCCTGTGATAGGGTCAACAATTTCCATGCTCTGAATTTCAGCAGGTGAGTAATGGAACAAGTTAGCACCAACCAACCACTGACGATACAGACGGAAAGTGTCAGTACCCATTGCGATAAACAGATCGGCTTTGTCCAACAGAGCAGCAGGAATAACACCGTAGATAGTACCCAGAATGTCGTCGATGTTTGAAGCAGTAATTGAAGAGTAAGCACCACCCACGTTACCGCGGATAGGGTCGCCAGCGCCGCCAAAACCGAGGTCGTCAAGGATAGTCAAAAAGCCATCCCAAAAACCGTTGTTTCCAGCACCACCAGTTGCATCACCCTGCCAAATAGCAGTTTCGAGGGCTTCGGCAATGTCCATTGCTTTTTCAGCACCGATTTGTTCAGTGAATACGCCCATGTCAATAGCTTCGCCAGCAGCAAGTGCTTTCTGGGTGTATTTAGTTTCAAGGTCTTTCGGGCAAAGAGTTTCCTGCACCTTGCACTTACCAACGGTCAGCGTTCTGCGTGACAGGGTGGTTGTGCCGCTACTGCTATAAGAACAGCTGTCGGATTGGAAAAATACTTCGCTTGAAAGCAGGGGCAGAATTTCTGCCGATTTGATACCAGGGAGAACCTGTCCAGCACCTTGCAGCAATGAAGCTGTTTTAGCGGTGAACATAGCTTTGGTCAGAAGCTGTAAGCTTTCCTCTTTGGTGTAATTCGATAAACCAGATACGTCAAATGCCATGATTATTTAATTATTTGTTTTTTTTGATTGCGGACAAAAAGCCATTGAAGTTGTCCTGTTGATTTTTCTTTACTGCACCGATTGGCTTTTTGGTCGGCTCAGGTGTAGCAGATGCAAACTTTTCAAACACGCTGAAAGTTTCTTCTACTTTGCCCAACACATTGATAAGGGCGGTTTCGAGGGTGGCGATTTTCTTTGCCATTTCCTCATTGGCGGCACGCAGAGCATCAAATTGTTCCAGCGATGCGAATTGATTTTCAACCTCAACTTCCTCAACGGGCATTGTTTTCTCTTCGATAAGTTCAACAACTCCGTCTTTTGTAGTTACAAGCAGGCCATCGGTGGTTTCGTGTACGGCATCAGGGGCAGGCACAATGCCCTCCTCTGTTTTAACCGATAACATACTACCCACGTTTAATTCGTCACCGTCAAATACTACGATTGTACCGTCAACCAAAGTCAACTCACCAAACGCAGCTTCAACGGGTGCAGGAACTTCATTGAAACGCTGCTTTACTTCGGCCATAAAAGCCGCAAGTCCGCTTTTCATTTCGTTAAGTTCTGTTTTGAAATCCATACCATAAAAGGTACAAGACCAAAAACCTATGCAAAATTTTTCAGCATGGCAGCTATTTCACGCATCAGGGTTACGACTTCGTCTTGCTCTTCCATGTCAAAAAACCCCTCAACCGAAAACCCTTTCCATTCACCTGCCTTGACTTTTGCCCACAATTCGTCATTGTCCACTAAATAGGTGAGAAACCAGCTACCGTCTTTGGCATCCTCATATCCTTTGGGTGGCATAACACCACGCTCTCGGTCAATAAAGTAACTCTCAATCATGTGGACACCACCATCAACCGGGGTTTCGTGGTCGGTATTTACGGCCTTGTAGAAGTTTTTACGGACAAATTTTTTGGCAATAGTCCAAATGGTAGGTGCATCAAAGGTTACATAGTACTCACCACGTACATCATCATAGCGGTAAATGGGTAAATCGGCCAACATTGCTGGGCCAGTCACAATGCGTTTCTCTTCATCCTGCACTGAATACGCTTGTTTCATGTCTATCTGTTGCAGTTTACGGCTCGCCCATTCAATGCCCTCATCACCACCCCACGCTAACCACATCAATCTACCGCATCCATCTCCAAGTTCTTTGTCGCTGTTCTGTCTGTGGCGTTCAAACCCTGCCATTCGTGCAATGGTTTCACGGGTGATGGCTTCACCGTTTGCCAACTGGTTTGCTCTTATCTTGCCAACGGGTGTGCCGCAATCACCCCAGCCGTTTTCCTCTGCCCAACGTAGTGCAATCTTTGCATTTTCTTTGGCGGCTTCGGGATAGTCATCGTAGCTTTCAAATTCCTTGCGGCTTTCCCACTTAGAATAACACACGGCTGCGGCTTGCTCTTGTTCCATGCCCTCACCAATCATGACCGGAATACACCTGCTGATAAATTCATCCTCGGTTTCCTTTGCACCCGGTTCCACAAACTGCTGATTAAACAGCATGAAGTCCTTTTGTATTGCTGGGCGTTCCACGAAAGAAACTACATCAACCCCGGTATCGTCATCCTCATTAACTATGATTTTGTAAACTGGCAAGTCCATATCTTTAAAAGTAGGTTTAAACAACGCTCGTATTTCTTAACCTGCGGACACGGGTTTGGGTTTTGGTAATATCACCCTCTAACACATACACCCTGCCCATTCCACCGAACTGCTGCCCATCCGTCAATCCCCCGCCAACGGTCGGTGCAAATGACGGGGCAGCACGCGCAG